TTCTTTTCGTTTTATCTTGTCCTTTTTTCTTCCCGCTTTTATATACACCTATTTTTTGTGGCTTACCCTCTGGCGCAAATCCTTTAGGGCTGTTATTTGGATTGACGTATAACGGAGTTTTCTTGTCGTAAAATCCTATTAACCTTCCATCGCTATCTCTTCCATCAACAAATATGCGGTTAGCAATTTCTTGAACAGATGAATTAACCGCCCTTTCAAAAGGAACATTGTTAGTTTCAATGAACTTAAGAAATGAATTTAATTGGTGGTTGTATTCTTCTACGGTCATGGCAGTATGATAGCGTGACGGGATTTCTTTTTACATACAAAACAGTTCGGGTCATTTGGTGGTTCGATACTTTGAACTAAGTTATTCATAGCCTCGCTGAATTTACTATTGGATAAATCATATCTAGCCTTTAGTAGTTCTGAATTATTAATAGTGGTAGTGTCAAGTCGTGTGTTAGGACTTTCGGTTAATGCCATTTCAAATATCAATGACCCTGTTTTGTAAAGTATAGGTAAGGCCAATTGATTGGCAATAGAACAAAGCCAGTCTTTGTGATTGCATTGTAGTGAGTGAACGATAGATAAGCCGCCCGAATCAGCAGAAACCCGTAACGATGAAACCATGTACGGGTCACCCGTTGCAATGGTCATGGTTGCGATTTCTTCATACGTACCTGAAATCTTGTGAGTCGGTTGGCAACTTGCACAATCCGATTCTTTCAGCACCCCTTTATAGGAAGTGATTGCCGTAGCATCATAACAGATAAATAGCTTTAGCTTTCGTTTGTTGCTAGGATATAAAGAGGAAGGGAATACAGAAGCTATTTCACCGCTTACTGCTACTAAATTGACCGTGTCAATTATTTTGCCTTCGATTAGATCAATCACTAGGATAGGGACTGTTCCTGAATAGGCGCAGAACAAATCAAAACGGGAAGCGTAAAAGTCTAGGTAGGATTTCTCAGAACAAAGGTCAAAGTAGAATCCTTTCAGTCCCGCAAAAGGCGCAATGGTCTGTTTGTTATCTAAATACTTTCCTGTTCTGAAATTATCAATGACCGAAACGGTTCGATACTTAGGGCTAAATTGCGTATAAAGCGTATTAGCAACAAGCTCAATAGCCTGTGATAGTTTCGTATTGAATAATTCATTTACGTCTTCATAGTCACTTGTAATGACCTGCGATAAGAACTCAGGCGTGATGCCTAAATAAGAAGCATCAAAGCCCGATGTCGATACCGAATCGTCACACGTTCCTTTTAAGGTAATGATGTTCGTAAAGCAATTACTATTGTTGACTATCGACATAGAAAGGATTTATTTAGAGAAACTATGGAACGGCCAACTAAATGACCGTCCATAGTCTAACCACGAACCACTGTGTACTGTTTAAGCAGGATTAACGATGCGAACTCCGTAAACGAATGTTTCGCCTTCCATTTCATCCCCTGTTGCAAATAAATCGTAAGGAAGTCCGCACAATTTCGGATTCGCATACATATTGATGTGCAAAGTTCCGCAATCGTCTTTCATTGTAAGGTCGATTGGGATGCCTGTGTTTGGAGAATAGATAATTTGCTTTTGGTAGTTAGTACCTACTGTGATACCCGCAGCATTAGCAATACCATCGTTATTCTCGTTGAACCATACGATTTGCAAAGCACCCGGCTGAATCATGATTGAATCATTGATTGAACCCATTGCCTGCCAAACACGCTTATCGTAGAATACAGGGTTTGGATACAAGTCCATGATTTTTTCAAGGCTGATGCCTGTATTTGCACAACATCCCGCACGCATCAATTGAGCATAACGGAATATCTCGCCACCGAATATTGGGGCGTTGTTGCAAAGAGCGTTCTGCATAGCTAGGTAATCAAGCGTTGCAAATGCGATAGGGTCGATGTCCCCGCCTGCTGCTGCTGACTTTTTAGTCGCAATCTTTAGGTAAGTTTCGCCTACGTTGATGCCTGAGTCAACCGTTACTTTGTCGCCTGCTGCAATTGTTGAGTTGACCCCGCCGATCAAGGCAACCGCCTGAGTCGTTACTTTGGTAGCCACTTTGCGTTCAAGTGCCGAAATCATATCAAGCATTTTACCTGCTACGATAGAGCCGTTTGATTCACACACTCTGCGGAAATCGGTGTTCACAATCTTCTCTTCTACATATTCGTAGGCAGTTGTGTCGATGTCGCAATGAGTGGATAAGTTACCACGTTGCGTAGTAGCTGCACAGTTACGGGTTGTTCCCGGTGTTGTTACTGCGCTTTCTAAGATACGCTGAGTGTACGTTAAGTACGCTGTACGCACCTTGCCTTCGCCCGGAGCGAGTAGGGCGGAATAGTTTGCTGCACCACGATTGAAGTCTGAGTTTAAGAACTCAAACAAGGGTGCAGGCTCGAATAGTCTGCGTGAATTACACGTTTGGAAATATTGGTCTAGTGATGCCTGCAAGTTGGGGCATTCGACCATAGTTGTTGATCCTGACATTTAGAATTTGGTTTATAAAAGTTGCTGAATAATTATAAAGCCTATTCAGTAATAAGGCAACCAATACCCTAACTATGGCGGGAAAACCAACCGTTCAATACGTAACGCCGTATTGATAGCGACCAACAATGTTTTTTATTATCGAATCCCCATCCGATATTAATTACATCGTTCTTGCAGGGGCAACTCTCGGCGCAACTTGACGACCTTCGCCACCGTCCGCAGGTGGTGTCACCATGTGGTTAGGTTGCTGTACGTTGTTTCTGTTGTTCTGAGCGTGTGAATTTTCCTGCCACACTTTTTCTTTTACACCCTCCATTTCCAATACTTCGGCGGGGCTTAAAAAAGAACCTGCTTTTCTTGGGTTTGGAATCTGTGCGCCTTTTTTATCGGTAATTACAAGGCCGTTTTCCTCCTCGTTCAATTCCCAATTGTATTTATCGTCAAGAAGTTTGTCGAAACCGATTTTAGTGATGTCCGACACCCCTTGTGCAAATTTTACATTCTTTGACTTGTAATCCGTGATAAGGAAGTTTTTCTTTTCAGACTTCAAACGCCCTTCTGACTCTAACTTGAATTTGTCGTAGTCTTCTACTAATAGGCTTTTGGCGGTCTTTTCCTCGTTCCACTTGGATTTGTACTTTTCAATCTCTGCCGTCAAATGCTCGACCTTCTTATCGTCCGTACCTAGTGACTTTAGTTCTTCTAGCTTGTTTTTGTAGTGTTCCTCGATAGCCGTAAATCCGTCTGCAAGTAGTTCCTCAAACGGCTTTTTATCGTCAAGGGCAAGTTCGGGATTCTCTGTGAACGCCTTTACTCTGCGCTTTAGGTCAACCCCTGCTTTTCTGAACGATAGCCCTGTGATGCGCTTTACATCGTCATCAGATACGGCAGCGTCTGCGGGTTTGAATCGTTGGCGAAATTCAGCCACGAACTCTTCGGGCTTTTCAAATGTCATTCCGTCCATTTCAAGGGCGGCTAGGAAGTCTTCGGGTTTAAGCGGCATTTTTTTTAGTGGTTTTAGGTTTTACTTTTACTTCTGTTTTAGGCTTTTCAGCTTGTGGCATTTCAGGTTTTGTAGTCCATTTTGCAGTTGCCTCAATTATTTCAGTTGCCTCAGATTCATTTTTAGGTGATTCTTGTAGTACAATCGGCTCTAGTCTTTCGGGTTCGGCTTGCGGCTCGTACCCTAGTCCCTTTAATAGTACCACCTGTGCAGGCGTTACGTACTTTACTTTTTTGGTCTGTTCTGAATAGACCCTTACAAGTGGTTCGCTCATGCTTGTAAATATACAACGGTTAATAAAATTCAAAGATTTTGTTTGTATATATTAAAGTATTGTATAATATTGCACTTGTAAGTATCACTTATAACTATGGCAAAAGCAAAAAAAGATTTCCCGAAACGCAAAACAAACGGCTGCACTTCCTTTAATTTTATACTTTGTGGAGAGCATTACAAGATTGTCGAGGCGAGGAAACAAAAACACTACGAAGACACTAGGGGAAAGCTGTCTTGGGTCGAGGCTGTTAATCTTATAATACTAGGGAAATGAGAAATGATTTATTAGATAAATTTATAGCGTTACTTGCAATTTCGCTGTCAATATTATTGTTGAGTGTGGCTTGTATTCTAATAAAACAATTATTTTCATGACCACCTACGCCAACGACCCCTTAAACAACAACGGCTGCGGAGCGGCTATTGTCATCGTGCTTCTGCTTTGGGGCGCAATACTTTATTTGTTTAATCACTAAGGATATGGGAAAAGAAAACGAAATATGGGAAAAGGTGTTATTAATTATACTAATGGGGGCTATCATTTATATTGATGGACTTAAGGCGTTTATAATAATAATGGTCGCTGGGTTAATTTCATACGGGGTATTATTTTGTCTTATTATTGCGATAATACATATTGCAATGTGGATTATTAATCTATATAATAAAATCTTCAAATGAAAACCATCATCCCCACCCCTATAATCAAATCCCTAGCCGACCTACTCAAAACCTTAGAAACCTTAGAACACGTTTGTAGTTTTGAGATTGTAAGGGGTTCGGGGCAAAGAGGTACGCCAAGTTGGAAGTGTAGTGAATGTGGGAAAGTGACTAAATCGAGTTGATGAACTACACCACCCAAATAACCGTCCGCCTCAAGAAGTTCGGATTGCACGAAGGACAGATAGCAACGCTTATCCCCTTCTTTGAGGACTTCGCTAAAACAAATAATTGCACACCGTTAAAGGCGTGTAAGGAGTTTATACGATCAATGAAAGAGAAGCAATAAAATAATTATCTTTGAATACTAAACTTCATCACATGAAGAATTTTTTTGCTGCGCTCAAGCGCATGATATTTAGCCCGAAAAATTTCCCCTCGTTAAAAGCGTTTAGATTTGCTTTTCGCAAAGATAAAGGAGCTTTTATAAGCGGGTCGAAGGAAAATAATAGTTGCGCTAGGGATGGTGCGGATGTTGGGCGGGAGCTAGGCGGTAACACATTTTTACTTGAAGGTAGTGAAGAAGACCCCTAAATCCCCTTTTTATTTTCCCGAAAAACTATATAATGATATACCTAAAGACCATATCCATGTTGTGATATCGCCTCCTGTAATTTCAGATGAAAATTTTTAATGAAATTCTTGGAATCTATTTCTGCACGATACGCTCCATATAAAAATGGATTACCAATGCTAAAATTTTCTTCTTTTAAAGATTGTATCATTTGCTTATCTAGATAGTTGGCGGTTTCAAATATTCTTTCGGCGAATGGTCGCCAATGAATTTCAGGATTAAAATGCTGTGGATTTATAACTCCAAAAGAACACATACCATTTATCGCACATCTTAAATATTGAGTTTTGTTGTCGTGAAATATTATCTTAAAAATCCATTGAGCAGTTCCATTAAATCCTCTGTCAAATGAAACAACGGGTTCAAATCTAATTCTTCTTTTAGTTTACAGTATGAATCGGTTGACTAACTGCGGTCTTGAAATGCAGAAGCACCGTGTACTCAAATTACACGGTGCGTGGTTGCGGACTGGCATCTGCTTTAATCAACCTTGCTGCATCAATATTGAACTTTGTTTCAAGAATTATGTAGAAGCTAAAACGGTGGTCATTAATTTGGCTGCCGTTTTTTTTATTTTAAGCATTACTAGCAAGCGTGCAGGCGTGAAGTTTTTTCGTGCAGTTTGCAAATTATTTTCCTTCGTGTTTTCGGGCTGTTGCTTTTCATTAAAGACACAAATTGCGGAATGAGTTTTTCACGAATGAGCAAAGTGGATTTACTTGAAAAGCAACACACTTAGTACTTAAAACACAGGCGACTTGGATAGTGCGAAGGGGTTTAATAGCGGAGGCAAAGAACGTTGCTGACACAAATATAAGAAATATTTTACTTGACAAGATTTTATTTATAAAATCGCTAGGCAAATGCGGAGGCTATAACCCTATCAACCTCAATTCCGTTTCAGTAGGCTCAAAATTCCCGTTATCAATATTTCGTTGCACATCTTCTTTCGGTACAGAGAATAGCGACACCCCCGCAACGGTATGTAGGCAGCCATAACCACCGCCATAGGTAAAGATGGTCTTTTCATCCGTTCCCCTGTTCATTCCCGCCCATCCGTTATCGGTGCGGCAATCCCCTAAATCTTCTTGCCGTCCCCACGCTTCAATTTCTTTGTAGTGGTAGTATTTGCCGTGACGCTGTAAGCAGAAGCAGCGTGTAGTCGCAATTTCACCACCCGCCCAAAGAAACCATTCAATATCTAACTCATCGGCAACCGCAGAATTATACGCCCTGTCTGAGTTAGCAAAAGAGTCGTGGGCTAGTTGCTTTGAGTATTTTAATATAGCCCCGTCAACCTCTTCATTGCCCTCTACAAAATCACGAATATTCTTTAAGGTTTCATTGAATCCCGAACCCGAATTGATAGCGTTATTTAGTAAGCCCTCTAATGGCTTTAAGAAGTCTGTCTTTACACTATCGGTAATCAATGACTCAACTACTTCTGATTTGATTGCTTTGACTGCACGGTCACCTATTGCGCTTACAGCATCGGTATTAAATTCGGATGAATAGTATTTTTGTGTCAGGTCTTTTTGCTTATCGAACTCAGAAACAAAATTCTTTACCGAATCCGTATAAGTGCTATCTAACAACTCATTGTGCAAAAAGTCGGATAGTTCTGAAACAAAGTTATCGCTAACAGAAGTGGGGACGATGAACCCATCCACGACCTTAACAGCGTTCATCCGTTCTACAATCTTTAAGAACATTTTACGCTGCACCGATGGTAGTTTATTGACAAACTCATCAGGAATAGTAATAAGTCTGTTTATCCGATTAGCCACCTAGTAAATCCTTTTTAAGCTGCGATTGCGTTGTTTCGTTCGATGACTTGATAGAGTCGGAAAGTGTCTTTGCTCTTAACGTTAATTCAATGATTTGGTCTTTCAAATCCTTTTCAAAGAAGGCTTCGTCTTCTAGTAAGATTTGGTCAATCAAGAACACCGCAGAATCATGTAAGACCGCTTCTTCTTTCTTAACCGTTCCTTTGTTAAGCCCGTTAAGAATATCGGCTTTGCTCATCACCATTAACCGATCGGCAGCCATTACCAAGCGGAAAACTTCGTTCGTTCGTTTCTCATAGAAGTAATGTGTTTGAAAGAAGCGCAAATACAACTGTTGAATCATAGCGGGTGGCATTCCGTCCCGTTGCGCTTTTGCAATCTGCTCTAAGTATTCTGATTCTGTTTTGAAGTCGAACGTAGAGGGAAATGTTATCATTGACGAAACAAAACTACCTGAACCGCAGCCCGTATTTTATCGCTGCGACCAAGTGATTTATCGAATGATGGGCAAAGAGTACATGATACTCACCGATGAACATTCACCCGTTGAATATGGAGGCGGAACAAAAAATATTGGCTTTGTGATGGAGTTCTACGATGATACCCATATCTATCGCATTACTCAAATCGGAAAGCTACTCGATTGGCAGTTTAATATTACGGTCATATTTACTCACAACTACGGCAAAGTTCCTGTTACTGAATTAAAAGGAATCCCACAATTAGTGCAGCAAACGATACTTTGGATTTCGCCGTTCCTTTATGCCTGTGACAATCTTGATTTAGCATTAACTAATAAGCAATATTTGCAGGTGTCAAAAACGACGACCTGCTTTCCGTATCGCATAATGATTGGTAGTACGTGTACGTTTGAAGAAACGTATGGAGATATGAACGAGGTTATCAAGTGTCAGGACGGGTGGCTGAACTACCCAAACCAAACACGGATAAAATGCAAAGGTTGTCACGGTTCAGGACTTGAAGACCGAGTTTCTCAATTCGGCATGATGTTATTAAGCCCCGAAGATTGGAGCAGTACGGGCGAAGGCGCACTGGCAGGAAAGGCAATGAGTTATGTTTCACCTGAAACATCTGCACTTGAATTTGTGGAGTCAGGAATAGACAAAGACATTGATTCCGCCCGAAAGATATTGCACCTACAATCTTCTAACTCCAACGTAAAAGGTTCTGAGAATCTAACAGCAACCGGAATGTCATTGGACGAAAAGACGCAATACTCTTTCAACAAACCGATTTCAGATAGACTGTTTGCCGCTTTCGAATACACCATTAACACAATGGGATTCTTTCGTTACGGGACTAAATACGATTTGATTAAGCCCGAAATCGTTTACCCTTCTACGTTCGACTTCAAAACAGAATCGGAATACCTAGAGCAGATTGCAAAAGCGCAACGGGACGGAATGCCACCTGCTATGATTCAACAATTGTATTTGCGCTTCTTTCAAACGCATTACTTCTATGAGAAACGGACGAACGAAGTTTTCCGTTTGGTTATGGATGCCGACCGATTAATGGTTATGAGTAAAGCCGATATTATTAACGGGCTTAATAAGGGAACGGTAAAAAAAGAGGAAGCGGTATTGCATGATTCTGCGGTATTCTTAATTGACCAAATACTATTAGAAGACGAAGCCTTCTTTGAAAAGGATCTGAAAGACCAAATCATTGAATTAACTTTAAGAGCAAAGACGCTTTCCGACTCTATCAAGTCATCGAACGAAACAACGCAATCGCAGCTAAAAAAGGATTTACTAGGTGGCTAATCGGATAAACAGGCTTATTACTATTCCCGATGAGTTTGTGAACAAACTACCATCGGTGCAGCGTAAAATGTTCTTAAAGATTGTCGAGAAAATGAACGCTGTTAAGGTCGTGGACGGGTTCATCGTCCCTACCTCTGTTAGCGATAACTTTGTTTCTGAACTATCCGACTTTTTGCACAATGAGTTGTTAGATAGCAGTTATACGGATTCGGTAAAGAATTTTGTTTCTGAGTTCGATAAGCAAAAAGACCTTACACAAAAGTACTATTCATCCGAGTTCAACACCGATGCGGTAAGCGCAATAGGTGACCGTGCAGTCAAGGCAATCAAATCAGAAGTAGTTGAGTCGTTGATTACCGATAGCATCAAGACGGACTTCCTAAAGCCTTTAGAGGGCTTACTGAATAACGCTATCAATTCGGGTTCAGGCTTCAATGAAACGCTAAAGAATATTCGTGAATTTGTAGAGGGCAACGAAGACGTGGATGGGGCAATATTAAAGTACAGTAAGCAACTTGCTCACGACTCCTTTGCTAACTCCGACAGGGCGTATAATTCTGCCGTTGCCGATGAACTCGATATAGAGTGGTTTCTTTGGGCGGGCGGCGAGATTGCTACGACACGTTGCTTTTGCGAGAAACGACACGGCAAATACTACCACTACAAAGAAATTGAGGCATGGGGACGGCAAGAAGATTTAGGGGAATGCCGCACCGATAACGGATGGGCAGGAATGAATAGAGGGACGGATGAAAAGACCATCTTTACCTACGGTGGCGGTTATGGCTGCCTTCATACGGTTGCGGGGGTGTCTTTATTTTCCGTGCCGAAAGAAGACGTGCAACGGAATATTGATAACGGGAACTTTGAGCCTACTGAGGTGGAACTTCGGTTGTTGGGGTTATAGCCTCTTTCTCTTTCATTGACCGTATAAACTCCTTACAC